AAGAGTAACTCTATCAGAATCAATTATAATTTGTTTTCCAGTGTAAGGAAATACTGGTTTGTATGGGATATCTTTGGCCATTATTTATAAATCTATTGTTCCTCCTGTTGAAGAAAGTTCTCTGTTTCTAGCTTGTCTTGTTTTTTGTCCATCACCAAATGCTCTTTCTTCTTGTTCTCTTAACTGTTCATTTTCTAATTCTTGTTGTTTTGCATCTGCTTCAGAATTAAACACACCTGTTTGTGGATTACCACTTACACTATTTAATAATGTAGTTCTAATATCATTTGATATATCAGGTTCTTCATTTACTATATCAAATTTAACATCTATATTATCTAATTCTTTATTTGATCTATTAGGATTTTCAACTGGTACTTCTTGAACTAAAGCAGTAGTATTAATTTGAGGAGTAGCATCAACACCAAATGAATCAAAGTTATCAGAACCTAATAAAATAGGTATTGCTTGACCATCTGTTAAATAAATTGATGCTGCATCTCCTTGAATATCTTCATATATTGGAAACCAATTATTAAAAGCACTTTGATCTGATGTTGATTGACCATTTCTTAAAATAGTAATAGGTGATCCATTTTTACCTTCTCCACTCCAAGGACTTTCTGTATCTTTACTTTCTGATGTATGAATTGCCGTAGAACTAAATCTAAGTGAATTTCCCCATCTTCCTTCTAATATTACATCTCCTTCTACAGGATATAAATTTCTAATATAAGCTTCTTCCTTAAAAGTTTTTCCTGGGATTGGTTCTTCTACTTGTGTTTCGGGGTTGTTGGAAATACCTTCAGAAACACTTGTATTATCTACAGTATCAGTATCTTTAGAAGTTTCTGAAGTAGGAGGTAACATATTTAAATGGTTTTTATTCCATATGGATATAGCACTTAAATAATAAAACTGAGAAGAATCAGAATTACCTGTAGTTAATTGTTTATAAGAAGGACCTTGTAATATAAAAACTATTTCCCCTAATGTAGGGATTTTTTTAAAATTAATATCCATAGGATATGCTATACTAGCTTGAGTTGTAATTTGATTGTTAGTATTTGAATTCTTATCTAAAGATTCAAAACGAATAGCACCAATAGAACCCCAACCATTACTAATTTGAAATAAAGATAATGGGTTTGAAGAAGGTTCTAGATTAACATCAACAACACGAGCAGAAAAAATAGAATTAGCATTACCAACGTTAGGAGCTATCGTTGGAGTTGCTATAGCAGAATTCCCTAATGTAGGATAATTTTTAGCCATTAGCTACTTTTTCAATTTGAACTAATTCCGATTTTACTTCAATATCTTCAACTTTAGTATCTAATTCTTGTAGAGTTGAAAATAACATTTCCTTATCAGCATCAGTTAAAAGTTCATCACTATCAGCGGCTTTACTATTTAATGCACGCTGTACAACACTAGCCATTTTTATTAAATGATCATCGTTTTTAATCGCTAATTCCATGTATTCCTTTATTAGGGGTACAATCATAGTAGCTTCACCTGGTGATGTGATTAAGGGTTTTAAACCTTCAATTAGTGAACGTAGTTGGGCTTCTTTATCTTTTTGATTAACGTGAATTTCTTTTAAAAGATCAGAGAATTTTTTGTTACCAAACAGCTTAATTTGTGAAAAATCCATAAGTTATACTTTGGATATAAATATAGATTAAAAAAAGATTTATAGTGCCATACTTACATAACCATGCTCAACATATTGAGACAATAATTTTTTGTAAGTTTTTTTCATTTTTTTAATAACTTTGGTAATTTGAGGAGTACTTTGATCAGTTATTTCTCTAATATATATGTATATTCCTTTTTTATTAAAAATATCTAAATTTTCTCTTTTTCTAAATAATTCTATAATAGCATCTGCTGTTTTAGCATCTTCCATTTTTGGAAATAATGTAAACAAATGTATGTCCATATACTGAATTAAATAATCTACAAATTCTGAAGGGCCTTCTTTTGACATTGGAGCATCTTGTCCATTAATTAACCCAATGTTTATAGTTTGATCTTCATCAATATCTTCTACTGTTGCTCTTTGTTTAAGTTTTTTATAATTATTATTATTATAAAGAATTAAATAACGTTTTGCTATAGTTCCAAAATAAGAAAATGCTTTACCTTTTTCTTGTTTATACAAATGAAGCTTTTCTAAAAGAAAAGCAGTAACTTCATGTTGCAATTCGGCTATAGTGTCTACTTCGGTGTAGTAAAATTTAAAAGTATGAATTATATTTTCTGTTAACTTATGAAAACCATACCAAATACGATCATTATATATTTGATTACGTTTTTTATCATCTGTTTCATTTAAATACTCTATAATAGCTTCTTCTGTATCTGCTGTAAAATATTGATTTTTTGTTTTTGGTCTACGAAGTCTTAAGGTCCCTTTTTTAGTATATTGGGGACCTTCGTCTTTTTTAGGTACAGCTAGAATCTTAGCATTAAGAGATTCGTCAATAGGAGGAATCATTTGTTTTTAGTGATGTTATAGTCGTTAATATATTCTTGGATTTCTTTAATCCCTTGAAAAAACCAACCTATCTCATCATCTGATTGAAAAATTTGTTTTGAATCTATTTCTTTTATTTTCTTGTTAGATTCGGACATTATAGTAGATATTTGCTGTATGTAGTTATCTTGAGCAATATTCATATCTTCTAATTTCTCATTTTTACGTAATAAATTCCATATTACATAAAAAAAACCAAGTAGTAAAAAAATACCAACATTAACTAAAATAATAAGTGTAGTAGTTGAAATGGTCATTTTATAAGTTTTTAACTAAATCCATTAAATTGTTATCTGTAGAACCTATTTTACCTAAGTTAGCATTAACTCGGTCTTGTTTTGTTGTTTTCTCTATTTTTTTTGCTGGACTCGAAAAGGTATCTAGCCATTCACGTTCAAATTCAATTCTAGATGCCATAAGGTCAGCCTGGTGAATTATAAAAGGTAAAGAAGTACGAGGTTTAGTTTCGGGCATAAAAGACTTTAAATAAGCCTTATTAGCATCATCATATAAACCATCGTGGGTTTTAATTGTGATCCATTCATTAGTTGTAAGTTGGATCCCTGCTTGTTGTAATAAAAATAAAGAACGATCTGGGACGGTCATGTATTCAATTTTAGTATTAAAAGTATACATTTCTCCTAAATTTTTCTTTCTCCATTCGTCTGTAGATGGATGAACGGATGTTTCATCAATACTACCAATTTTTCCTAAATCATGGTTTAAAGCGGAGACAAATAATTCTTCCTCTGTATAGGTATCTTTTGTTCCCATTTCCTGCCACAGTGAGTGAAGCTTGAATGCAGCAGTAATTACACGTACAACGTGATCAACATAACCCCCGGGAAAACAATTATGATACGCTTTCTTATGAGATGCTGGAAGAAGAGCTATTCTATCATCTAACTTAGTATAGAAGTCTGTGAATTGACCTTTTCGATCACCCGTAATGTACTTATCTATACCCCCTAATAAAACATCATAGTTAGCTTTTACCTGCTCCGCTGTTAAAACCATATTTAAGATTGAAATTCGTTATTTATTAATGTTTGAATACTTTCTAAATCTTCTTTAGATTTATCAATTGTTTCATTTACTTGAATATGCTCACCTCTTTGAGAGAAGTGCTTGATAAGATTCATAGTATTAATTTGTTTTTCTATTTTTTTTAGAATTAATTCTTTATATCTCATGATTTATAATAAATTTCACAAAGCTTTGCTGCTTCGTCTATTGTATCGAATATACGATGGTTAGGTGAGGTAGACACGTCTCCTTTAGAAGAAGGAGAAAGAAAGATAGGACTATTAAAAAGATTGTCTGAAGGGAATTCAACAATTGGATAAGAAGATGTTTCTAATTTCTTTTCAATTCTATCTGCAATTGCGGGATTTGCCTGGGCGTCAATATTTTCATGAGGTATTCTCATAAAATTCAATGTTCCTTTCAAATCTTGACAATGATGGCAGTGTGGTAGCGTATAAATAATAATTCTTTTCCCCATTCCCTTTAACTATTTTTTATCATTTATTTGTTTTTTAAACCCCCGTTTGATAAATATCTAAATTAATTTTCTTTTGTGCATTTTGGGGTCTACAAGGTAATAAAGATTTTTTACTTCTCCAAGTTTTTCTCGAGAATTTTCATAATTTTATCTGTTTTCTTTAATCCTTCTGTATGATTATTTTCTTCATACATGTTAATTACATCTTGTAAAGCTCCTATTAAATCTTTAGTTTGTGATTTGTCT